GCAACATGCAAGGTTGGCTCAATCTTGCGCAGGCTGTGGTAAAAGTTGCAGCAAGCGATTATCGGTTTGCCCTCAAAAGACTGGCTGCTGATCCAGACAACAAGAGTGCACAGCTTGATGCGGAAGAGCTTGAGACATTCTTCAGGTCGGGATGGTTTCACATCCTGTGCAGCCTGGATGGTGATCAGCTGATTATCGACATGCGAAAGGAGTACATAAAATGACCGCAAAGGACTATTTGTCGCAGGCTTACCGAATCGACCAGCGAATCAATTCCAAGATTGATCAGGTCAGCTCCTTGCGTGAACTGGCAACCAAAGCAACTGCAACCATTTCCGATATGCCAGGTGCGGCAACGCCGAATGTGCATAGGATGTCCGATATTGTGTGCAAGATCGTATCCCTGGAAGAGGAAATCAATGCGGACATTGATCGGCTCGTGGATTTGAAATGCGAGATTGTGTCTGTGATCAAACGGGTAGCAAATACTGAGTTTCAGACTTTGTTGGAGCAGAGGTACTTGTGCTTCCGAACCTGGGAGGAGATCGCTGTGGCTATGAGCTATAACGTACGCACGATTTACCGACTGCATGATCAGGCTTTGAAATGTGTGCCGGTTCCCTAAGTTGTCAGATGACGTCACTGGATGTCATGTGTATCTCTATGATATGATACAATCAGCAAAAAACTCAGGGGGCAGGAAAGAAGACCTGCTCCCTTTTCTATTTCAAACAAGGAGTGTGGATATGCTTATTACTTGTGAACAGGTGTCGGCGGGACATCCGGATAAGATTTGTGATCAGATTTCTGATGCCATTGTGACCGACTGCCTCCAGCATGATCGCCAGAGCCGTGTGGCTGTTGAGTGTCTGATTAAAGACTTCAATATCGTCATCGCTGGTGAAATCACGTCCAAATACACGCCCGACTATACGGAACTGGTAAACCGAGTGCTGTATCGAATTGGCCTTGAAAATGCGTTTGATCACTATGAGATTACTACGCACATTTCACAGCAGAGCCCGGACATTGCACTGGGTGTTGACCAGGATGGCGCAGGCGACCAGGGCATGATGTATGGGTATGCGACTAACGAGACCCGGTGCATGCTGCCTCTGCCCTATGTGCTTGCAACCGAAGCTCTGGAACTGCTGAAGCGATTGGACAACCCCATTCTGCTACCGGATGCCAAGTGCCAGGTGACATATGATTACAGGAAGAAGCGTATTGATACCTTCCTGATCAGCACGCAGCATCGTGAAGATGTGCCGCTGGAGGATGTGCGCCATTTGGTTGAAGGTGTAATGCGTGATGTAGCCCGTCACCATAAGCTCAACACTGATTACAAAGCACTGGTAAATCCCACTGGTCGGTTCGTCGTTGGTGGTTCTTTCGCAGACACGGGCGTCACCGGAAGGAAGATTATCGCGGACACCTATGGCGGTGTCTGTCGACATGGCGGTGGCGCTTTTTCAGGCAAGGATCCCACGAAGGTGGATCGTTCTGCGGCATACATGGCTCGAAAGATCGCAAAGGATATTGTGCGGTCTAGGTTTGCAAAACGCTGTGAAGTACAGCTGGCCTATGCGATCGGTGTGAAGGAACCTGTGTCTGTCAATGTGGACTGCTTTGGTACGAACCGTGTTCCTCTCTGGTATATTCGCAAGTGGATTCGCAAGAACTATGATTTGACACCTGCTGGTATTATTTCTTTCCTGGGACTTCGTGATTTGGACTACAATCATGTATCCTCGTTGGGGCATTTCTGGCGTGGTTGGATGCCGTGGGAAAAGTGACACACTTATCGTCATATTCTTCTTGACTTATTCTTTGTTTAGAGCGTATATGTGACTACCCTAAACAAAGGAGGTTCAGACCATGACGATTACCACACAATGCGACGACCGGCGCAGCATGGTTCGGATGATTTCCGAGCACTTGTCTACGCCTGCCACCTATTTGCGCACCCCTACCTACGCCTTCCAGATTGGTGAGCTCCTCGTGAATCGGGACGGCTCCATTACTGGAGAGCCTGAAGCCCTTAACCAGCTGCTTCCTTTTCTGCGTGACAACGGATTTGCATCCGAAGGCGTGGAACTGGAAACACCCCAAGAAGAGGAGGATACGATGGATAAACAGCCCGCTATGGTGTCCCGCTCCAATGATAGGTATTGCATGGATATTTCCTTTGAAATTACCGACTGGACGATTTCCCAGCTGACCAATCTGATGCGGATGCTCTGCAGTAAGCAGTACATCATTCGAAAGATGCTGCGGACGGACGATCTGCACATTGCAAGGGACTTTGTTGAGGAACTGAGCAAAACGCCTCCAGAGAGCCCTGCAGATTTCGAAGCACGTGTAACTCAGGCCGCTGAGAACGGACTGCTCCAGGGTATGAACCTGACAGCCAGCGCCTTCACCTTGGCTACTCCTTATTCTGAAGCCGAGCCTCAGAACTGGACATTTTACTCAGACCTGATTGACCGAATTCTCAAGCAGGCGAAGGGGGCAACGCGGGTACGCCTTGCGATTGATGAACCCGAGAATGAAAAGTATGCGGCTAGGGCTTTCCTCCTGCGACTTGGGTATGGTGGAGCTGATCAGAAAGCTGCGCGGAGCTTCTTTCTGGATCATCTTCAGGGCTATGCCGCCTTCAGGGATGACGCTGGTATGCAGGCACATAAGGAGAAACTTGCTGCAAAACGTCAGGCCGCTCGACAGGCTGATTTGAAAGCTGAAGGAGGTGATACCCATGACTGAAAGAACACGTAAACGTCTGCTTGATTTGCAAGCGCGGCAAGATCAGGATTGCCGGATGCTGTGTCCACGTTGCGGTTCTACCGAACTGAAGAAGCCTGTTACAACCAATGCTCTCAGCAGGATTGCTGAACTGTATGTGTGTGATGATTGCGGCACTGCGGAAGCTATGCTGGCTTTCATGAAGCAGGCTTACCCGCTTCACCAGTGGCATGCATTTCAGCCTGCGATTCCTGCTTCCGATTTCGACTCGCGTCCGGCGAGCGAGGTACTGGCCCTGGTGATTCAGAAGCAGACGGAAGAGTTGAAAAGGATCTTCCTGCTATGCCGCGACGATCCAGAAGCCGCGATGGAATACCGCCTTGAGGCATTTGAAAACTGTCCCGGGCTTTCTGAACTATGGCCCGAGCCGTTTCAGGCCAAATTCAACGCGGCTGATGGAGCGGTGATAATCCGCTACTGGAGCACCGAAGAGGGAACCATCCAGATGGCAGCGCATATCATGTAAGCAATGGTTAGTTGATTTAGGAGCGTCCCAGCAACGGGGCGCTTTTCCTTTGCCCACGTTTCGGCCACGTTGGCCTCACGTGCCGCGTTTGGAACTGACCTGGGGTTGGTAGCCCAATTGATGCGGAGGCCCGACACGGGGCAAAACAGGCAAAGAAAAAGGCCGCTCCCGATTTGGAAGCGGCGTTCGGCTGAAGGCCTTACCTATACTGGCAGCGTTCCGTTCGTGCATGGCTCCGGTAAAGGGCAGGTACCAGCACCCGGCTAACTTCGTGCCCCATGCCCAGCTTTTCGTATGCCTCGCGGATGCCCAGGTAGTACTGGCGGTACGGGGGGTAAGGCCGGATCAGGTTCATCAGGTAGATCATGCCCTCGATTTCAGAGCCGTCGTTCATCCTCACCTTCTTGCGGCGCTTGATGTAGTAGTTGGGGTAGCCCTCGTAGCGGTCGAGGCTCTTTTCATCTTCCTCGTCGATCTCCCACACCGCAACCGGCACTCCCGGCCCCTTTGCCTTGGAGCGTTCGACGGTGGCGTGGAGGTAAAACTCCAGCCGGTGATTGGGCAGGTATCCCATGCCGATCAGCCGCGCATTCGGGCAGCGATGTGCCATCTGTTCTTCAACCATGTTGGAACCGTAAGCAATGTACTTCATGTATCTTCCTCCTTGATTTGAAAGCCTGTGTCACCAGACTCGTTTGTCGATGTAGAAACCGTCTTCGCTGTAGTCGCGCATAGCCGATTTGAAAGCCGTGCAGGCATCGGCGAAGAGCTCATCATCCGTGGCGATATCCATTAGGTCATCATCGCTGGCCTGATCAGGAACCGTCAGGATCCATTCCATGTAGGCATCCTCATTGTTCAGGGCCATGATCAGAGTATTCATGGCCTTCATGATTTCGTAGCGTTCGCGCATCCTGATCCTCCTTTGCGTTCGCGGTGATGGTATTCATCACTCTAAATGCCCGGAAAGTCAAGCGGTATGTGTGCCCGCTCGGCTTTTATTTTTTACCCTCGTTGATTTGAGAGCTTTCTGCCGATGCCAGGTTGGCGCGAATTTTGTCCGCCCACTTCCTGTAGTCATGTCTATTCATCCGAGTGCAAATGTTCTGTGTCAGGGTACGCCAGACCAGCTCCGCGCAGCAAGCTGCTTCCTCGAGCCGCTCGTAGGCCTCGCCGTATTCTAATTCGGACTTCGCTTTGGATGCGGCACCGGCAGCCTGACCTGCTGCGGCACTGGCAGCATCAGCGCGTCGCTTTGCACCTGCGGTTCGGTGTTCGCGGTAGGCAACTGTTGATTCGAGAGCCTCGATGGCTGCATGGTAGGCAGCGAAGTAAATCTTTTTCTGTTCAGGGGTCATGTTGTGTTCCTCCTTGTGTTGATTTAGGAGCGTTGGCTCCCGCGACCCCTTGCGGGGTTTCGACCCTTGCCAAAGGGTCATCGTCAGGCGGGTTGATTCAAAAGCTGCTCCGGGTAGGCACCGTCTGTGCCGCGATGGAGTTTCAGCAGCCACCTGGCCCGCTTGCGGATCTCGGGCATTGCGCCCTTGACCCTGGCCTCCCCATCGACCTTGCTGAGCATGATGTGGTTGATGTATTCGAATGTGTTGTCATCGAACCAGTCGAAGATGTCCATGCAGGTGTCCAGATCCAGTTTTGCCATGTGTTTGTCCTCCTTGATTTGAAAGCTGTCAGGCGTTGAAGGTCATGGTGGCGATCGGGGTGTCGGTACACTCTTCCCAGTTGTACTCGGTCAGCTCGATATGGGTGTACATCCAGCGGCTGTCGGCTTCGGCGAAGAGGCGGAAGGCTTCGAAAGCATCCGCAAGGTTCAGGTGTTCCTGTTCCTCGTAAGGAACGCCGGGTTTCGGATCGCGCAGGGTGAAGCGGATGAAGTAGGTGATGCTGGGCATGTGTGTGTCCTCCTTGCTTGATTTGGAAGCTCTGGCTCCCGCGACCCCTTGCGGGGTTTCGACCTGTGCCAAAGGTCATCGTCAGGCGGGTTGATTTGGAAGCCGCCGGTCACACCTGTCTGACCGTGATCTGGAATTTGGATCCGTCCGGTGTGTAAAGGACAAAGCCTTCGTCGCGGGTAAGGTAGCCGCCGTCGGAAAAGGTGGTTGCCCGGCTCCCGTCGAGCATGGTGTCTTCGATGGCCTCGCCGTGCAGCAGGGCGATCAGGTTGGAAACGACCTCTTCTTCGCTCATGATTTCGGAATCTTCGTACATGGTGTGTACCTCCTTCTTGATTTGAAAACTGTGTCAGCGGCGGATCAGGCGGTAGCATTCCGCAAAGGTGTGGTTGCGCAGGTACTCCTCGTTGAGGAAGCGGCTGATTTGGAAGCCAGCGCGGTGTGCCTCGAATTCCGCCTCGTGCCAGCCGCCCGGGATGTACGTGGTTCGGGCGATGATTTCGTCAGCATCTGTACCTCGTAGGAAGGCGCCCAAGTCGGAGAGCTTGTGTGTCAGGGTGATGGTCTTCATGATGTGTTCCTCCTTGATTTGGTAGCTGTGTCAGGCCAGGGTGTGCGTCCGCAGGAAGCGGGCGTGCTCGATTTCGATCCTTTCGGTGATCCGGCGTTCGAACTCGGCCTCGCCTGCCTCGGTGAGCACACGCTGCCTGCTTCCGAATTCGAAAGTGTACCGGGTGATGTCCCAGCGGCTCCGCGCCCAGCCGGGCAGGTCACCGTCGTTGTGGTAGCGGTAGTAGGCGTGGAAGAGGGTGTGCGTGGCTTGGGTGTACCGGAAGCCAGCGGCCTCCATCGCGTCGTACTTGGCCTGTGCCTCGCCGTTCCGGTTCCAGTAGGTGTGCTCGTACATAGGTGTACCTCCTTGCTTGATTTAGGAGCTTGGCTCCCGCGACCCCTTGCGGGGTTTCGACCCTTGCCAAGGGTCATCGTCAGGCGGGTTTAGGAGGCCTGCCGCCAGGCGGCGTTGCCGGGCAGGTTGGCCAGGAGGTGTGTCCGGGCGGTTTCAAACTCGTCGCCGATGAAGCCCAGGCGGAGGAGCCAGCATCGGAAGGTGTACTTCGGGTTGTCCGTGACCGGGCGGGTGGCGCTTGCGGCCTTGGTGTTCAGGGCCTGGGCGCTTATCGCGAGGCACAGTTGGATGTAGGCCTTGATCTTCCCGGCGTGGAGTGTGCCGTTGAAGGCGCGGAACTCGATGGTGTGCGCCGGGCGCTCCGTGGAGAAGGTGGCGTGGAGGTTGAGCAGGTGGTAGCGGCTGTGGTCGTAGTGGTGCAGGGCGCACACTCGCCAGTTTCCGCTGCTGCCGCCACTGTGTCGGTACCAAATCTCCGCGAAGCCGTCCATGGTGGTGGGCTTGGCCTTGTTGACCGCCTCGAGGAATCGGGGCGAAACCGGCTGGCACCATTGGGCCCGGCGTTCCGGGGTGATGCCCAAGGCCTGTGTCAGGAGGTCTTCCTTGGCATTGACCAGGTTGACCAGCCGCCGCAGGCTTTGCGGGGTGTGTGCCCCGAGGCCGACGTGGATGTGGATGCCGCAGGAGCCGTCAACCTTGGCCCCGGCGTTCCGGAGGTGCCTGACCACCGCCTGCACCATCTCGATGTCCTCCCAGCGGCACACCGGGCTGACCACCTCCGCGCTGGGGTTGGTCACCGAGGCATCGCTTTCGACCGTCCAATGCCGCCCGTCCGGCATCGGCACCTCCCAGTTGTCGAGGTGGGCTCCGATGTACCGGGCGGTCGTTCCGAAGAAGGCCGCGATGGCCTGGGCTGTGCCTCTGCGCCCGAGACCCGTTGTTTCAATCTCGATGCCGAAAGTCTGGTTTTTCATGGGGGCTCCTTTGCCCGGCGGCTTTTCCCGCCCGCGGCTCCCGGGGGCCTTGCCCCGCGGCGTGACACATACATCACTCTTTTCGCCCCAAATAGCAACCCGACCGAAAGCACAATGTTTTCGCCCCAAATAAGCTCTTACTACACAAAAAACGGCCGCCGGAAAAACGGCTTCCTTAATATAGCGCGTACGCGAACCCCTTCCGGGATCGGCTGCCAAAGCTTCTGGAAGATACGGGGTTTGTGTAGCTTTTCGGCCCCCGATCCCCAGTGTTTATGCGCCGCGCCGCCCGGATCGCCCGCCGTGCCCGCCCCCTTCTGCCCGCCCCCGCCGCCCGGGAAAGGCCCCTGGTAGGCCGCCCGCCCCCCGCGTTTTGCCCGTGTCCGGGCCGTAAAGGCCCCACGTGCCGCCCCCGGCCCCGCGCCCGGGAAAAGGGGCTGCCGCCTGGGAAAGGCCCCGTGTGGCCAGGCTGCGCCCCCGCCCGCGCCGCGCCGCGAAAAGCCGCCCCGGAAGGCCCCCGCCCCGGCTGCAGGTCCCCAGCCCGCCGCCCGGCACACCCCGCCGCCCGGGTCCCCAGCCTGCGCCACCCGGCACACCCCCTTCGCCCCCGGCTGCCGCCCCCACCGCGCCCCGGTACACCCCGGCCCCCCGGGTGCCCCAGAACCGGCCCCGTCGGGCACTTCACCCGGCGAAAGTGGTGTGCCCGGGAGGGGGGATCGAATCTCTGGGGGCCTATCCTAAGCGACCGCGCCCCACTCTCGCGTGAATTTTCGCGAAATTCGGGGGTGGGGGTATCCACTTATCAAAGGACACAAAAAGCCGCTCTGATAAGCGGCCTGAAGAAATATTGTTATCACCCAAGGAGGTCAGCCATGAATACTGAAATGAACCTGCAAAGAATCCCGGTTGACAGGTTGAAGCCCGCAAAATACAACCCGCGAAAAGACCTGAAACCTGGTGATCCCGCGTACGAAAAGATCAAGCGAAGTCTGAATGACTTTGGCTATGTCGACCCGGTCATCTGGAATGAAGTCACTGGCAATATTGTTGGTGGTCATCAGCGGTATAAGGTGCTTGTCGCGGATGGCGCTACTGCCATCGACTGTGTTGTTGTGCACATTGAGAATCCGCAGGACGAAAAGGCGCTCAACATTGCACTAAATAAAGCTGTCGGTGAATGGGAGCCGAAGGCACTGGCGGAGCTGATGGCTGATCTCCAGCTTTCTGGTTATGACCTGGGCGCAACTGGCTTCGATGCGGCAGAAGTTGATGACCTCTTCTCAAAGGTTCATGATAAAGATGTCAAAGATGATGACTGCGATATTGACCCTGATGAAGTCCAGCCTTTTGTTCAGCCTGGCGATGTATGGATGCTTGGAAACCACCGAATGGTATGCGGTGACAGCACCAACGCTGATGATGTAGCGCGGCTGATGGAGGACGTAAAAGCTAATCTGGTAATCACCGACCCGCCTTATAATGTGGCCTATGAATCTGCAGATGGAAAATCGATTCAGAATGACAGCATGGCTGACGAGAAGTTCTATCAGTTCTTGCTTGCAGCATTTCGGAATATGGCTTCTTATATGGCAGAAGGCGGTTCTGCATACATCTTTCATGCGGATACAGAAGGGTTAAACTTCCGACGTGCTTTCAAAGAGGCTGGATTCCATATTTCAGGTGTATGTATCTGGGTCAAGAACTCCCTGGTGCTTGGTCGTTCACCCTATCAGTGGCAGCATGAACCTGTTCTGTTCGGCTGGATGCCCAATGGCAAACATCGCTGGTTCGCAGATCGCAAGCAAACAACCATCTGGAATTTTGACAAACCGAAGCGCAATAAGGAACACCCGACTATGAAGCCTATCCCGCTTCTGGCTTACCCTATCAAGAATAGCTCCGCACCAAACGCTGTGGTGCTGGATCTGTTTGGCGGTTCTGGTAGTACACTTATCGCTTGTGCAGAAACGGACCGTATTTGTCGTACGATGGAGCTTGACCCCCGATATGCCAGCGTGATTGTTGAACGGTATGCAGTATATCGGCAGGACACGTCAGATATCTGGGTGCTGCGAAATGGCGAGAAACTCCCCTATGCGGCGGTTGTTCCTCAGAAGCAGGGAGGCCAGGAATGATCACTGTAACATTGCTCAATCCGGATGATGTAAAGGCATTATACGAGAAGCATGGCCAGTTTGCTTGTGTCTGTTATGACACTCCTGAAAAGCATGCAAAACGTGTGGGTATTTCGTGCCAACGAAGTGGTCACATGAGCGGGAGCCGCTGTGAGTACATCAAATTCAGAATCACAGGCTTGGATCGCGGAACCGCAGAACAATGCATGCGTCATGAGATTGGCACAGATGTTCCGTATGCTTTTCAGGATAACTACAGATTCCAAGATGCAATGGATACCGTAACCAGTATTCCGGCAGATCAGGTAGTAAAAAACTGTGCCTCTTTTCGATACATCGATAAGTCGGGCTTCGAGTGGGAGACCCCCGCTACCATCCGTCGTAACGCTTCTGCGCTGGCAGAATACGAGGCGTTGATGAATCACATAAACGAAAAGCGCAGTGTGATCAAACAGCTTCTTGAAGATGGTGGTTGCAACGCAAAGCAGGCCACTCAAGATGCAAACTTCGTTCTTCCCCGGGCAACAACGAGCGAGCTGGTCATGGGTTTTACACCTGAAGCGCTGATTCATTTCTGCCACAAACGGATGTGTGTGAGGGCACAGGAGTTCATTCGCGAGATTGCGTTCAAAATGCAAGCAGCCATTGCTGATGTTTCTCCCAGATTCGCATCAGAATTGATGCCCCAGTGTGAGCATCTGATGTGGTGCCCTGAACAACACGGGAGTTGCAAACGGTATCCGACTAAGCAAGAACTACAGAAAATACTGCAGAATGGAGGTGATACTGATGGCTACCAGAGGAAGAAAACCCAAGCCGACTGCCTTGAAAATGCTCGAGGGGAACCCGGGAAAGCGTCCTCTGAACGATCGTGAACCAATCCCGCCCAAGGGTAAGATCAAATGCCCTGACTGGCTTGAAGATGAAGCTAAAAAGGAATGGAAGCGCTTAGGCCCTTCGCTGGAAGCTATGGGTGTCCTGACTACTGCAGATCTGACAGCCTTCGCTGGTTATTGCCAGGCATATGCCCGTTGGAAAGAAGCGGAGGAGTTTATCTCGCAGCATGGTTCCATCTTCCAAACACCCTCCGGTTATGTACAGCAGGTTCCGCAGGTCTCCATTGCACAGCAGAATCTGAAAATCATGCAGTCGTTTTGCTCTGAATTCGGCCTGACGCCAGCAACTCGCTCTCGTATCATTGCGGATGGCGGCAATGCTGGGTCAGCAGATGATCCGATGGAAGCGCTGCTGAACGGAGGCTGGTAATGGCATATGATCAGCAGAAAGCCGATCGTGTGGTGCGGTTTATCGAGTGCCTGAAGCACACCAAGGGCGAATTCCATGGTAAGCCCTTCACACTGCTACCTTGGCAGGAGAAAATAGTGCGTGATGTCTTTGGCACGGTGGATGATGATGATCCTACCAAGCGTCAATACACGACGGCATACATAGAAATACCTAAAAAGCAGGGCAAAAGCGAACTGGGTGCCGCAATTGCTCTGAATATGCTGGTGAACGACAGCGAATGGAAAGCGGAGGTTTACTCTTGTGCTTCGGATCGCCAGCAGGCTGCTATTGTATTTGATGTAGCAGTCGACATGGTTCGACAGAATCCGACACTCAGCAAGCGCATCAAGATCATCCCCTCTGTCAAACGCATGGTATACGAGCCCACGGGCAGCATTTATCAGGTTTTGTCCAGTGAAGTTGCAACGAAGCATGGTTTGAACGTAAGTGCATGTATCTTTGATGAGTTGCATACCCAGCCTACCCGTGCTCTTTATGACGTTATGACACAGGGATCTGGTGATGCTCGTAAGCAGCCTTTATGGTTTTTCCTGACCACCGCTGGGACTGACAGAAACAGCATTTGTTGGGAAGTACATCAGAAGGCGCTGGATATCCTGGAAGGCAGAAAACGGGACCCCCGGTTTTACCCTGTCATCTTCGGCTTGCCCGATAACGCAGACTGGACAGACGAAAAAAACTGGTACCAGGCTAACCCCTCTCTGGGGTATACCATCGCCATTGATAAGGTGCGAGATGCCTTCAGAAAGGCGCTGGAAACTCCTGCGGACGAGAATATGTTCCGTCAGCTACGCTTGAATCAGTGGGTTAAGCAGTCGGTACGATGGATGCCAATGGATAAGTGGGATGACTGCGCCGGGTATGTAGACCCCTATGAGCTGGAAGGTCGTGCCTGTTATGCGGGGCTAGACCTTTCATCGACTAGCGACCTGACTACATTGGTTCTGGTTTTTCCTCCTACCTCAGAAGACGAGCCATACATTGTTCTCCCATTCTTCTGGCTCCCTGAAGACACACTTCCTCTCCGCGTCCGACGTGATCACGTTATGTATGATGTGTGGGAGAGGCAGGGGCATATCAAAACGACTGAAGGTAATGTCGTTCATTATGGGTTTATTGAGCAGTTTATCTGCCAGTTGAATGAGCGATACAACATTCGTGAAATCGCTTATGACCGCTGGAATGCCAGTATGATGGTTCAAAATCTGCAGGGGGACGGCTTTACGATGGTCCCCTTTGGCCAGGGCTTTAAAGATATGAGTCCGCCGACTAAGGAACTGATGCGAATCGTTCTGGAAAAGAAGCTTGCCCATGGTGGTCATCCTGTTCTTCGGTGGAACATGGATAATGCTTTTGTCCGCACTGACCCTGCGGGTAATCTCAAAATCGATAAGGAAAAGTCCACGGAAAAGGTGGACGGAGCAGTTGCTCTGGTCATGGCGCTGGATCGTGCCATGAAGAACCAGGGCGCTGGTGGTTCCGTCTACGATGACCGTGGGCTTTTGATTATCTGAAAATGAAGGAGGCACAGGATGCTATGGTGGATGAGAAACTGCGAGAATCTGGATAAAGCTGTGTATGGTGGCGTTGGACGCTACAATATCCCCGAAATTGCACCGGTAATGCTTGATTCTGCCGAGTTTATTGGCTTTAATCAGGCGAAACGCTGCGATAATCCGGGCGATAAAGCCGTCCATTTCTTTCTCAGCGACTATCAGTTTTTTCGCGTATGGACCGGTGTTGAGCTCTATATGCCCATGCTCGAAAAGTTCAAGTGTGTTTGTACACCCGATTTTTCGCTCTATATTGATTTCCCTTTCCCTGTACAACTGTACAATCATTACCGTAAGCACTGGCTGGGTCGATACTGGCAAGAACATGGCATGACAGTCATTCCCAGCATCTCCTGGAGCGATGAAAGCAGCTATGACTGGTGTTTTGACGGTGAGCCTGTTGGCGGCGCTGTTGCGATATCCTCTGTGGGGACACAGATGGATGCAGAGAGCAAGCGCCTATTCCGACAGGGTTATGAAGAGATGATGGCGCGGCTGAAACCTGCCACCATCTTTTTTCATGGTTCGATCCCCGAGTGGTGCGCAGGAAACATTATTCCGATCCCTGCCCATCAGCAGCGGCTCAGGAAACTGAGGTGATGCTGGATGGGAGGTCGAG